CCGGAAAAATGATCACGCTGGATAATCCACCAATCCCGGGGAAACAATCGCTGGCAAAGAGGACGTCAATTCCTCTGGTAAGTCAGGTTGAGTTTTCGACATCATCATGGCGACGGGCGGTTCTGTCTCTTGAAGAACACCATAAAGCCTGGTTGCTGTGGTGTTACAGTGGCAGCATTTGCTGGGAACATCAGATTGCGATAACTCAGTGGGCGTGGAATGAATTTAACGCGCAATCTGGTACCAGAAAAATTGCGGAGAAAACACGGGAACGCCTGAAAAAATTAATCTGGCTGGCGGTGCAGGATGTGAAGAGCGAGCTGGCTGGGAGTGAGACTTATGAATATCAGGAACTGGCTGAATTGATGGGGGTTGCTAAATCCACATGGACAGAGACATACCGACCTCGCTGGGAGATTATGCGTGACTGTGTTACAGGCCTGGACAAAGATGCGCTTATATCGGCAATGCACTTACGTTCACAACAAAAGGTATCTAATACCAGGTTAAATATTGCAAAACCGAACTGAAAAGTGTATTTTGCGCATAAATCTGATATTTTGCCGATTTTTTACGCGATGGCAAAGTAAGCAAATCCCGCCGCCGAGCGGGTTTTTTGTTGGCTTAACAGGTTATAATGTATAGTGCGAAACTGCCTGTTCAGCAGAATCATTTTGTTTGTAGTGGAGTTCACAAGTCGTCATTATCAGGCAAAGAGATTTATGGTATTAAAGTATCAGCCGTCTGTTCGTTCTGTTTTAATGTGTGATTTTCGGGGAATGGTTGTTCCGGAAATAGTCAAGGTCAGGCCAGTGGTGGTCGTGTCCAGAAACAGGCACAACAATCAATTGGTAACAGTGGTACCAATAAGCACTACTGAACCGCTCCCTCGCAGAGATTGCCATCATGAGTTATCAGAAAACCCCATACCTGGTAATGAGCATATTACTTGCTGGGTAAAATGTGACATGTTGATGACGGTTTCATTGAGCCGACTGGATCGCATAAAAACCAGAACCTGGGAGGGACGAAATTATATTGTTCCTATGATTGCGGAAGATGAGTTTGAGAATATTAAACGGGCGGTATTGCACGGGATAGGGATGGCTTATCTGTATCGATAATCGTTTTCGATTATCGAATTCGATATGAATTTATATTGACACACATAGTGTGTTGGCTGATACTGTCGCTGTACCCTGATGGGACTTGTGAGACTTCCGAACAGGAAGCCAGGAGTAGCGATGAGGTGATGACAAGCCTGCTGCCCCTGTGTAAAAGGCACCTTAATGGTGCCTTTGTCGTTTTTATCAAAAGATCCCGCCACTGAGCGGGTTTTTTTGTGCCCTAAAAACGGCACAGGACGTTAAACGCGCTGGTGGTTGCGAATACGGGTCTTTCAGCTTGCTGGCTTTTTCGACAAGAGGTATTGGTATGTCACGTTAACCAGAAAAGGGAAAAGACATGCTAAAACAGCAGGATATGACTGAAACCGCCAGAGTGGTGTTTAATGAATTAAGCGTCACTGAACCGGCGACCGTCGGGGAAATTGCGCAGAATACTTACCTTTCACGTGAACGCTGCCAGTTAATACTGACCCAGCTTGTTATGGCGGGTCTGGCAGATTATCAGTTCGGTTGTTACAGACGCCTTCCGCAGTGAAGGCTTTTTTATTTGTGGTAATGGGCGGCTGGTGGGTGTTAGCGGCACCTGCCAGCCATCTGCTCATGCGTTGGGGTCACAAGCAAACCTCAGGCCCATCTGCTTTGCGCAAAAGCAGTATGAGCCTATCAGAGAAGTGCTTATTGATCTATGGCTAATACTGTAAAAATATCCAGTTGTGAGTTAATCAACGCTGATTGCCTGGAATTTATCCAGACCTTACCGGAAAACTCTGTCGATCTGATAGTCACAGACCCGCCGTATTTTAAAGTGAAGCCCGAGGGCTGGGATAACCAGTGGAAGGGCGACGATGATTACCTGAAATGGCTGGATCAGTGTCTGGTGCAATTCTGGCGGGTACTGAAACCTGCCGGAAGTCTCTACCTGTTCTGTGGTCATCGCCTGGCATCTGATATCGAAATCATGATGCGTGAACGCTTTAATGTGCTGAACCACATTATCTGGGCGAAGCCGTCCGGACGCTGGAACGGATGCAACAAGGAAAGCCTGCGGGCGTATTTCCCGGCAACAGAACGCATTCTGTTTGCAGAACATTATCAGGGGCCATACCAGCCCAAAAATGACGGCTATGCGGCAAAGGGGCGCGAGCTTAAACAGTGCGTCATGGCCCCGCTGATTTCTTACTTTCGTGATGCGCGTGAATCACTGGGAATAACGTCAAAACAGATAGCGGAAGCCACCGGAAAGAAAAACATGGCTTCGCACTGGTTTGGTACCAGTCAGTGGCAATTACCGAACGAGGGTGATTACAACAAATTGCAGGCGTTGTTTGCGCGTGTTGCGGCAGAAAAACATCAGCGCGGGGAACTGGAAAAGCCACACCACCAGCTGGTCAGCACATACAGTGAACTGAACCGGCAATATGCCAGCCTGCTGGAAGAGTACAAATCTTTGCGGCGTTATTTTTCCGTATCGGCAGCCGTTCCTTATACGGATGTCTGGACGCATAAACCCGTGCAGTTTTATCCGGGCAAACATCCCTGTGAAAAACCGGCGGGTATGTTGCGGCAGATAATTGAGGCCAGCAGCCGTCCTGGTGATTTGGTTGCCGACTTTTTTATGGGGTCAGGCTCCACAGTAAAGGCTGCATTGTCGCTGGAGCGCCGTGCGATAGGTGTGGAGCTGGAGGCTGTACGGTTTAACCAGACAGTGAAAGAGATAAATGCGCTGGTGGTTAATCAGGCAGATAAGTGTTACCCGGAAAAATAACTAATTCCGATATGGTATACCTGATTATTGTTAGTTTGCTTATCTTTTAGTATCTTCCTGCTCAGCAGGATCCCCCTGCAACGACGATTGTATGATGAATACCTTTTAGCTTTGTTCTCTGCCAGCCAGTCTTTGATGACTGGCTTTTTTCAGCAATATGGGAATTCCATATTGGAAGATCATAAACCGCCGCTAGCTCATCCGGACAGAGCATCAACCTTCTAAGTTGACTGTGCGGGGTTCAAGTCCCCGGTGGCGGTCCAGTTGCATTGACACCCTCCACGCCCTGAAGGGCTGGGTTTTACGGCACGTAGGATAACGAAATCTGAAAATACCAGTTTTCAGTTGTGGAATCCGCAGCAAAAGCGCATGCTGACTGTGCGAAGTTAATCCCGCTGTGACGAGTAATCTCGAACGTCATTGTTTCCATTTATGCCAGCCCCCAGCGCTGGCTTTTTTTTGAGGTCTGCTCCGGCAGGCCTTTTTTATTTCCGCGCCACGTCCGGCGCACATCACATCAGATAACACCGCACAAAAGGCATCTGCGGGTGCCTTTGACGGGGTGTTTTTTACGGGCCGCTGGTGGCCCTTTTTTATTTACAGGAGAAAAAAGTATGTCTGAACCCTTATCCGGTTCCGGCACGGCTGCGGCGCTCGGCGGGGCGACGGTATTCGGGCTGTTTACCGGAACGGATTTCGGGATTGTGTTTGGTGCGTTCGCCGGGGCGTTATTTGTGGCAACGATGCCGCAGGCGCTTTCAGCCTGGCGTGTGGCGGCGCATTTTCTGGTGTCGTTCATTATCGGCGTGCTGGGGGCAGAGGTTCTGGCATCCTGGCTGGTAAAGCATACAGGGTTTGACGGTGCACCTGTCGACGCATTGTGTGCAGTGCTGGTGTCAGTGGTGTCGGTGAAGATTCTCTCGTTCATCCACCAGCAGGATATTGCATCACTGGTGTCCGGCCTGTTCTCGCGCCTGCGGGGCGGAGGAGGCGGCAATGTTAAGTAACCTTCCCGGATTACTGAATGTGGCGTTATGCACGGTTATCGTGCTGACGCTCTTTTTTTATCGTCGCCGTGATTCCAGACATAAACCACTGATGTCATGGCTGGCCTGGCTGCTGATGCTGCTGTATGCCTTTGCGCCCCTCAGCTATCTGTGTGGTCGCCCGTTAGCAACGGGCTGGCTGGAAGTGTTTTTTAACCTGCTGTTTTGCGTGCTGGTGATACGTGCGCGCGGGAATGTCACAAGAATCTTTCCATTGTTGAGGCACTGAGATGAAATCAAAGGACGTCATTTTTGATGAAATCCTCGGAAAAGAGGGTGGCTACGTCAATCATCCGGACGATAAAGGTGGGCCGACAAAATGGGGTATTACAGAAAAAGTCGCCCGCGCTCACGGATATCGCGGCGATATGCGTGACCTGACGCGCGGGCAGGCGCTGGAAATACTCGAGGCGGATTACTGGTTCGGACCACGTTTTGACCAGGTGGCAACTCTGTCGC